ATCAATATATTGTTGTGGGAGGGGGATAAAGCGATGTTTCAAAAATTGAACCTGTTCTATTGTTTTAGGAAGAATTTCAGCTCCTTTATCTGCGGCAGTAACTTCAAAACCGATTTCATTATATGCTTTGACCAGTTCGGCTACTGTAATGTATTTTCTTGCTAATGGTGAAATAGCGATAACAACGTCATCGGCAGCAAGAATGAATCTGACATTTTCAATGATGAATGGAATTGATGCCAGTTGAGGATTTTTGCGCAATAAGATTTTTCGGGCTGCAAGTCCGATAATCATTGTATGAACAGCTGAGTTGCGCATAAATGTACCAGGGTGGCCAGACAATAAACCACTCGGTTTTTCATATATAAAATCTTCGAAAGCTACATCGCTCTGGGTGTAATCAGCAGATAAACCATACGCAATATTATAAACTTCTTCAGGAAATTCTTCGTTTCTAAATTTATATGAGTTTTTAATTACTTTAAGTTCTACTTCGTCACACATGAAAAGCAATCGTTGAGAAATCTTTTCTTCCCATGCCTTGACATCCATATCAACCATGTAATCTGTATATTTTAAATGTTGAACTATTTGATTCCAGTGATTTGAATTTGGATTAACACCGAGAGCAAATGGCATTGAACCGCCATCTGCCCAAACTTTCTTAATTAATGTATGGAGATCTTTGAAAATTTTCATAAAAATAATTTGATGTATCATGTTTCCCATACCAACAGTTCTTGTTTTAGGTGTTAATATTTTGTTTGGACCTACAAGTTCTTTCTTTCTGAATTCCAATTTGACATTTTGGGGAACTTCACCTTTAGAATAAGCTTGTTCATATCTAGCAACTTCATGATAAACTATTTCTTGAATATTCCATGTTCCTCGCATATCTTTTGAAATATAAGGAGTCTTACCTACTACTCCACGAGAGAGTTTGTAAGGAAGACCTGCACACGTACTAAGATCCATTGATGTTGAACCTGGAATTCTAACTCCCATTATTGCCTGTTGAGTTGAATATAACATTACTTTATCTAAATTAGGAATAAATTTATATAAAATTGCTTCGTAGAAATCCT